CCCTGCGGTTCCTCGGTGGGTGTGAACTCATGGCCGAAATCAACAAGTGCTTGGGCCACCCCCGAAAGGGAACGGTCATGGCCGCAAAGGATGCCTCCCGACTTGACTTTGGTCCAGTAGTTGGTGATGTCGTGGCTTGCCCACTTGTGGGAATGGTCCCCGTCAATGTAAACAAAATCAAAGGCTCCGTCGGGCAGCAGTTGAAGCGCTGCATCCGAGTAACGCTTGATGTGCGTGAATCGGTCTGCAAATGGTTCCAAGGCCTGCATGGTAATTCCTTCCCGTTGGTGCATGGAATCGGCGGGGATATGGCCGTGCCAATCGTCATAGCCTTCAAACGGGTCTATGCCTGTGAGGTGTAAGTTGGGGAATTTGGTCAGCAGTCGGACTGCGTTGACCCCTTCCCATAATCCAATCTCAATGCCTTGGATGGGTCGGTCGGTTGGAAGTAGTGCGTACATGGTTAGAATGTGATGACGAATTTGCTTGGGTCGGGCCAGCCTGGATTGGGGTCGTACACTGTCATCCCTTCCCTCTTGCCAATCCAATGCTCCCCTTGGTAGCGGTGTTCTCGGAGCGGTTCTCCGAGTTCCCGCACATGGCTTGATTTGGCCCACCAAAAGTTACCGCCAAAATAGGGATGGCCGTCGGGGTTGTTGTGGTCCGCAATTTGGGGAAACTGCTCGGTGGTGAGCCAGTGGCATCCAACCGCATCCACTTTCTCCAGTTCCGCAAGGGCTTTCTCCCAAGCCACGATGGTAAAGAATATCATGCTGCGCCCCCATAGTTGGGCGACCAAGGAAGGATTTGCAGAACCCTTGGTGTGGGCGTACAGGTAGGCCGCATCCTCGGTTTGGCTCGCCTTGTACATCTCGGTGAGGGTCGCCTGCTCCCAAGCGTTGGTTCGGGTGACCACCACCTTGATTTTAGAGGCCACGAGGGAGTTGTCCAAGATTTCCTTGACCACCTTCCGCTGGTCGGGAGGGCCGACGATGCCGACACGAATCTCGTCCAACTGTTCTATCAGCCCGTAGTTGCACAGGGCCATCATGTGCTGATGCATGATGAGTTGCCATTGGCCGCCTCCGCCGCAGTAGATGTGGTAATAGTGGATGAGTTTCATGGCTCTATAATTTGGTTTCCTTGCACTTTGTCACGCATCCATTGTGCGCCATAAACGAAGGACGGAAGGACTGTACGTCGACCTTTTCCTGCTTCGTGAATTTCCTCGTCCGTTGGCAGTTCTATCGGTTTAGTAGGCATTTCATCTCGCGCTACTCGAAAAGTAATTTCTGCGTTATTTTGGTAATTTCTACCACATTCAAAGAAATACTTTATTTGTTCTTCTGTGTATAGTTTCATTGCATGAGGAGGGTTAGGATGCAGCCGATAAACACCAAGGCCAGCACGACCCGACCGATGGCCAAGGCGAGGTTAAGGAGGGATTCGAGGTTCATGGGGTCGGGGGGATTGCTTCTACGACTTGGCCATGTTCATACTCCGTAATGATGTAGGCCCCTTCGGGTAACTCTTTCAAATCAACGCCTTCCAACTCATGCTCTTTATACGCATACATTCGCCGAATGCCGTGATTCATTATGTAAGGGTACAACGAAAAGGATAGTTCATCCGCATTTTCTGCCATTAAAAACAAGTCGGATTTTGGATTGACCGACCTTAAACGGTACATTTTCATGCCCCAAAGTTACACCACCAAGTACTTCCCCGAGTTGCTGACCGCCAATTTGTTGAGGGCCACATAGCGGAGCGCATCGCAGGCGTGGTTGTACGAATCAATCGGGACCCCCGTATCCCGCCCATCTTTGTCGGTGGCCCAAGTGTATGAGCGGAGTTCCTTAATCAAGTTGACCGAATCCTTGGTCACATGAAGGTTGAACCGCTTGACGATGTCAATCCCCTGCCTTACCGAATCGGGTCCCTTGGATGCGGGCTTGATATTGAAACCCAATCGATAGATTTCCTCGATGCTCTTGGGTTCTGCTGAATCCGCCACGATTTCCCACGCCCTCGTAATGCCGAACTCTTTCAGTCGGACGGCGATGTCGCTATTGGTCAAGCCCCGATGGTAGAGCAACTCATGCACAAACAAGTCGTCCCCCCTGCGGTACACGGCGACCAAAGCGGTTGGGTCCGTGCTGAACCCCCAGTCAAGCCCGTAGGCGACGAATTTCATCGTGGATGGGTCTATACCCTCAACCACCGTGTAATCGCCGTAGATAGCCCCTTGGAGCGTTCCAACCTGACCCAACCCGTACACCTTCCACCAGTTGGCCCAGTAGGCGGATGTTTCGGCTTTGGTGCGGTTTAGTTCGATGTCATTCCGAATAGTATCGGGAAGGGCCTCGTTGTCTTGGTAGGTCAGGATGAGGAACTCCGCATCGGTTTCGGGCAAGACCTCCGTGTGCGCCCAAAATTCGTGGGTGGGGTTGAAGTCAATGTATATCTCCTGTGAGGTACGAATCGCCAACTGATAGTACGAATCGAAGTCGATGTTGTTGGCCTCGTTGATGTAGAGAACCTGCCGCCTTGCCCCTCGGAGCCGTGCTTCCGAATCAGCGGAAAAGAACTCAATCGTGGACCCGTTGGCGAAGTTGTACTGGAGGAGGGTTTTGTTCCAGCGGTCGGGAACCCACCTGTGGGTCCATTGCATGATCTTAGCAAAGTCCTTGATCGCTCCCCGTCGTAGGTGAGGGACGGATTCGGACACCACGGATATTTCCGACTTAGGAAACCGAGCAGCGTGGTCAATCAGCACCGCAAGGATGCCGAAGGTTTTGCTCGCACTTGTCCCGCCTTGTATCACCTTCTTCCGAGCGGTCATCGCCCGAATCTTGCGGATGGCGGTGGTGTACTTAAAGTCCATCCCCAAAAAGCGGCTGCTCGATGGTGACGGTGTTCTCCTGCTTGTCTACCAAGCCAAGAAGGCGGGAGGCGATGTTAGCCGAGTAAACACCCGAACTTGCACCCTCCAGCATATCCTTGTCGCAGGTGGCCCGTATGCGTGTAATGATTGGGGAAAATTCTTTGTGCATCTCCGATGTGCCCTTCCTATAGTCCGAAAGGTCAAAGCAGACCCCGTTCTCCGCAAGCCATCCCTCAAAGCCCCGAAAGGTTATAGGCCGCTCTTTATCCCTGTAAACCATGCACCCATCCTTGCCGACATAGTCCTGCACTCGGTACGGGTTGGCCTTGTTCTCGTACCTGTACTTTTCAAACGCCTCCCATAGTTCTTCGGGGGTGTTCCATATTGGGGGACGGCCTGCCATCAGTATTCTATTTTGTCAATGAGCGAATCAATCTTGTCCACGATTTTCATCTTCACCGCAAAGGCGTTGGGCGAGTTGGAATCGTCTACCGCTCCAATGCAGTCGCAGAGGGTCGTGATGACCATCATCAGCGAATCCATGCGGGCTTGGACTTGGGCCTCATCATTGGGGGCTTTGGTTGAGGGCATGGGTAACGGTGTGGTGGTTGGCTTGGGCGAATTGGTCCGCCTCTTGGTAAATGTATTGGAGGGCCGATTTTACGCAGTCAGCGCACCACCAATTCGTGTTGGGTCTGCCGTGGGCCACGAGGATAGTCTGCAAGTCGTGGACCGCTTCGGGGGACAACCGCATGAACAGGGCGGCTTGGTATTGCTCCCAATAGTGGCGGTGCTTGGTTGCCAGCAGGTACTCGTCTTGGGTCATCGGTTCGTGACTTGGAGGATGACAACGGTTAGCCCCGCAGAGGCGAGGCCGTAAACAGGAGCGAGGACCCAACCGCAGGTGGGCAGGGTCAGGGCCACCGCCACCCAAAAAGTGAGGCAGGTGACGCAGGAGAACGGCTTGTGCCTTCCCAGCCATGTGCGGTAGAACCATTGCGGCAGGACATGGTACTCGGCAATGGCAAGGGCGGTGAGGCTACTTATCAGCAGGGGAAATATCAGCGTGTCCATGGGATTGAATGGCGGCCTTGATTTTGGCCTTGGCTTGGTCGATTGAGTAAATGATGGAGCGGTACGGAATACCCGTATCACGGGATAGTTTCTTCATATTCCCCGTGCGCAGGTGGAGGCGGAGCAGTTCCTTGTCATAGGGGAACGCCCCGTCCTTTGCCCAAGTGTCCATTTCCGCTTCGGCAATGGCCCACAAGTCGTCCATCAAGGAATCGTACTCGGACTGGGGGATGGGTGAATCGGGGTCCAGTTCCTCCAGCAAGTCGTGGTGGCGGTACTTTTGGGCAAACTGGTTGTTCTTACCCCTGTAAAGGTTCAGCAGCAAGCGGACGACATAGAACTTGAAATAGCCCTGCGACTGGATTTGCAGAATCTTGGCGGGGTCTTTCTCCAACAGGATAAGGACACACTCCTGCTCCAAGTCCCTCCAAAGCGGGTCGCCCCCTGTGATGGTGAGGCAAGCCTTTCGGATTTCGCCCGTGCGGTAGAGGTCTAGTATCGTTTGTTCTGCGGATGCCATGCACAAAGATTGCAAAAAAAAGGGGTCAACGGTTAGGCCGACCCCTTGGGCGTTCAGGCGGTTTGGCCCTATTCTTGCTTCGGAAGTTGCAGAGTATCAGTAATATACGCCCCTTCTGCCGTCTGCAAATACTCTTGGGCATTGTTGAAAACTTGCCTCCGTAGGTATCGCAGTTGCGGTTTCGCTTTGCAATCGGCGTGGAAGGATTCCAAGTTGATGATTATCGTGGAGTAGTGGCGGTTGAGTTCCTTGCCGATAGCCATGAAGGTGAACAGGTATTCGTTGTATGCGATGTCGGCCACGATGTTGCGGGCGATTACGCAGGGCCGTTCCCTTGACGGGGACCGCACCTGTTCGGGCGTGATGCCGAAGATAGCCGCCGTGGTGTCAACGAGATGATGGATGAGGGCTGGGGTCATGGGTTGGGGGGTTTTACAAAGACTGCAATTCGGATTTGACCTCACTCCAAAAAAGTTTTTCATTAAAACTATATGCACGACTTCCAATCATTCGTGTTAAAATTTCTTCAACTGCAATCAAAGAATATTTCTTTGCAACAGCGACCATATTGCCACACCTATCAACACATTGCATGCACCCTTCACAATCTGACGGAAATCGTAGTTCAGAAAAGTATTTATTAAATAAATCGTTTGCTTTTTCTTTTGGTGTCATGGCTTAAACAATTTCGGGAATGGGCATCCAGTAGTTGACTTCACTGGTAAACCAAGAATGATTCTCAGAGTACCATTTGTTGCCTCCGTCGAACAAAGCAACGATTTGCAGTCCTTCCACATCGGTAATTAGCACAGGTTTGCCTTCTTCGGGCATTTGGTCTTGGGGGCGTATCCAGGGCATGGTCAGGCGTTTTTGGCTTGAAGGATTCTACCGAGCAGGGTCCAGTTCACTCTCCAAGGAGAAATAGTTTCGGAGCGGTCGGGCTTGCTGCAAGACACGCACTCCTTGCGGATGTGTATTTGCCAGCGGCGGAAATCGGTGGGGGTTGGTTTCATGGGTTAGGGGTTGGGGTTACTTTCTGAATAATTAACTCACCGATATACTTTCGGCAGATGTCAGCGGTTGCGTGTTGGGCATCAGCGGCAGAGGCGGCGGCAGAGGCGGCGGCATAGGCGGCAGCGGCGGCATCGGCGGCAGAGGTGGCATAGGCGGCGGCATAGGCGGCGGCATAGGCGGCATCGGCGGCATCGGCAGCGGCAACGGCAGCGGCATAGGCGGCATCCAATTCCTCTCTCGTAGCCCTGCCTTCACCAAATGCAATGGCTACATCGACGGCCCTCAAACTGCGTTCATCAGTCATCAAGTGCCGCACCGTGTTGGCGCAATGCCCCTTCGCAAGGGTCAGCGGTTGAAATTCGACACCGCATTTTTGCGCAAGCCATAGCAACCAATCGCCACGATGACACTCGGCTACAACTTGTTCAACGGGTTTATCGCCTGCCCAATCAATGGCAGGCGGGCAGGCATTAACGGATTTGAGGTACTCTTTAAAGGTTTTCATGGGTTAGGGGTTTATGGTTTGGAATAATTGATATTTACCGCAAGAATCGGTTTGGATTTTTAACTGCGGCCCGAATCCGTTGGAGCGGGATAACACATACTCGCAGGCATCCCCCTTGGGCCTCACCTCAATCACCTTCCAAGGGCGGTTGTTGGTGCAGGCGGTCAGGAACATAAGGAGCAGTAAGCGGCGCATGGGTCAAAGATATACACAACCTACCCACATTCAGCCAACACCCGCTGGAAATCTTCCACGCTTCGGATTATCTCGTACCTGTACCCCGCCTCCTGAACGACCCCCTGCCACCACTTTTGGGATAGGGACTGCTTGCCCTTGGGGTCTTTAAACTCTAGGAACACGGCCCCAGCGGCAGATAGGTATATCATGTCGCTCACCCCCGCAACCACGCCCATGGCCTTCATCACGCTCCCCGCATACGCAGACGGGGCGTTGTTGTTTACTGTAAACAAGCGACCACGCTCGTCGGGGAAGTTGTTCCAATGCCATTGGAAGCACTCGGCTTGAATTTTGAACTCTTGCATGGGTAAGTTATTTTAGGATTGGGAAACGGTCTTTATTGTGGAAGGCCCAACCTGGCTTCCATCCCATGTAGCGAATGAACTCCAAGGCTTCGGCTTTGCTCTTGCATTGGTTGTGCAACACCCAGAACGGTGAAATTACTTTGGCCTTGGCCAGTTGTGCCTTTTGGTACATGCTGCTGGTCGTGGCCAACTGCATGCCCTGGGCCTTGGTCATGAGTTGTAGCATAACGGTTTCGCCTATTTCCTTTGGTTTTCGTTCGTATTCAAATCCGCAATTTGGGCATTTCATAACAGCAATAGGGATAAGGGCATCACATCTTTCGCAGTTCTTAGCACCACCAACGCCAGCGGATTCTTTCTTTTTTTTCTTTTTCAAGGACCAATTTTGATGATCCTCCCACCAGCCATGGGTCTGCACGTTGTTCCCAAAGTCAAGGATCGTGAACTCCTTCTTGGTTGGTGTCACCCTGGAGCCACGGCCCACCATCTGCATAAACAAGGGCAGGCTTGCGGTTGCCCGGTATAGAATGACGACCTCAATGGTTGGCTCGTCAAAGCCTGTGGTCATAAGATCGCAGTTGCAAAGGATAGCGTCGGGCGTGTGCTTGAACCATTCCAGTACATCGGCCCGGTCATGTTTGCTCATTTCTCCATCAACATGGCGGGCGTTATATCCGGCATAATGCAAAGCATCGCAGACCTCTTGACTGGAGGCGATGTTGCTCGCAAATACGATGGCCTTCTTTCCTTTGCAAATTTTGGTATAGTTCTGCACAACGCCATCATAAACTTGTCGCTCACTAAATCGTTCGGCCATCTGCTCGGTGTCGTAATCGTTGCCCTTCATACGAATACCGGAAAGGTCTAAAGTTACCCCGTAAGTGACGGGCCTGGCAAGGAACCCTTGGTTTATCAGTTCTTGAACTTGAACTGGTACATGCAAAAACTGGTAAAACTTCGAGAGGCACTCTTGGTTCCCACGACGCAGCGGGGTTGCGGTGGCTCCGATGACAACGGCATTTGGGTTGATGTACGGCAGCAATGGGTTGAAGGTCTGCTTGTGGGCCTCGTCAATGATGACCAAGTCCA